GTATCAATATGCCTGATGACCCTGAGAAGAACCTTGATGGGTATGACTACCATCCTACAGGAAAGTCTCACTTCAATGTCAAACGGTCATCACGTTTCAAACCAGCACCGACACAGACTGCGATGGGTAACCAAGCAAAAACTGCGGGTGCAGTTCACTTTTCTGAACAAAGGAAGTTGACAATTGGTGAATTAAAGCGTATAATGGCTTTACCTGATGATTATAAACTGACTGGCACATGGAATCAGAAAGCAGAACGCATTGGTCGTATGGTTACACCGTGGGTTCTTAAACAGATTGCCGAGACAGTCAACGAGAATATTTTGGAGAAGATTGATGTCTGACTTTACATTTGCTCATCGCGCAGAAGGTTTTGATAATCACATTGACGCATCGATTCGTCACTACGGAACACTGCATGACGATGTGGTCAACCTGTCACGTTATTTTGTTGAGGACAATACCCAAGTCTATGATATCGGTTGCTCAACAGGTAAAACATTGAAAGCAATGGCAGAACAGAATAATGGGTTCGCACCTGAAGTATCCTACATCGGTGTAGAGATTGCCGAAGGGTTTGTTGATGACATGCGTGAGACTGAAGCATCTATAAATAATCTGTCTCTGCTTCAAGAGGACATTCGTGACTTTACTATGGTCGATGCCTCTCTGGTCACATCACTGTTCACTCTTCAGTTCATGCCGATGAGTGACCGACAGTCTGTTATTGAAAATACATATGATGCACTCCGTGACGGTGGTGCATTCATCTTCGCGGAGAAGACCTATGCTCCTGATGCGAAGACACAAGATATCATGACGTTTCTGTATTATGATTTCAAACGGAAACATTTTGATGAAAAAGATATTATGGAGAAGGAAGTAACTCTTCGTAATATGTTGAAACCAAACACATGGAGTGAGATTGAATCAATGCTTCATGATGCTGGGTTCAAAACAGTGCAGCCATTCTGGCAAAACTTCCTATTTGTTGGCGCGGTTGCCATCAAATAACTTATATATAATAGTGTATTCCAGTGTGGAATACTAACTATTAACTCAAACGTCCAGTGTGGACATATGGAGATAAAGATGAAGAAATCACAAGCATTTGCTGAAATCATGAGCCTCAAAGGGGTTCAACCACTCAAGAAGATTATTGACATTCTTCTTAAAATCGACAACTTCAAGTCAGAAACAATCAATAAGTTGAACGATGCATCACCCTATACTGGTGGTGGTGTTCCTATTGAAGACATTTATGTGGACTTGACATATCAACGCAAACTGAGACTGCAAGCGCTTATCAACCGACTTATAGAATATGGTGGGTTTGATAAGGATGTAGCAGGACATATCGATTTGGCAATTCGTTCAGACGGCCGCAAGTTCGTTTGGGATGGATTCCACCGAGCGATTATGGCTGGACTATCAGGTCTTATTGAAATCCCCGCCTCTATCTTTACACATGATAAATCAATGAGTAATCATGACCAAGTGATGAAAGAAGCAAAGATGTTTAAGGTGCGTAATGCAGACCAAACAACAATGAAACCAGAAGAAATTTTTAAGTCAGAGGTTGTCTTCCGTGATTCCACAGCATTACAAATTTTAGACTTACTCAAACAATGTAAGTTAGATGTTGAAGGAACGAATGAAGACGAGGAGGCACTTTCACTTGGTGGGTTTGCTATTGTTAAGAAAGTGTGGAACAAGATTGAAAATAGACACTTTATTGACTCTGCTGAAATCATTCGTAAAACATGGTCAAAGGATAAAACTGTATCAGTCATCCTGTGGTGTGGACTTGCAAAACTACTGGAAGCAAACAGTGACGATTCTGCTGTAAAAACATTATCAGTATTTGAAATCTCTAATGCAATTAAAAGTCATGTAGATGCAATAAATATGAAACAGTCTGCATTTACACAACCTCGACTACATGGTAAAGCTGTGGAATCTACCGCAACGAATATCTTGAAGTATGCATTGAATGATACATATAACGACAATGGTAATGAAGTCAAGTCACTCATTACATACATGGGGATTGACGAAGAAGAACTATATGATGATTGATTTAGAAACAATCCTCGCTGAGTGGAAAGAAGATTCGCAGATTGCGAAACATCAACTTGACGAGACTTCGCGTGTGACCCCTGCGTTACACGCGAAGTATCTTGAGTATCTTTCTCTTACCAAACTACGTCTAAAGAAGGCTGAGTTCAAACAGAAAGAACTCCTCAAGGACAAGTGGTTATACTACAACGGTAAGATGGATGAAGAACAGTTGAAGGAGAAGGGTTGGAATCCCGACCCCTTCAACGGTCTCAAAATTCTTAAAGGTGAGATGGAACACTACTATGATAGTGACCCAGAGATACAGGACTCAGAGATGAGAATCCAATATCTTAAAACCATTATAGATACTCTTGAAGAAATCGTGAGTAATCTAAACTGGCGGCATCAGACAATCGGTAACATGATTAGATGGAGACAGTTTGAAGCAGGAGCATAATGTCTCTTCCCAATACTATTACTGTAGGTCTTAAAGACCACTCCATGATGCTGGTTGATGCAGAAGCGCATCAGATTCCTGAACTAAGAGAATACTTTTCTTTTTATGTTCCAGGCCATAAGTTCATGCCAGCATTCAAGTCTCGTAAGTGGGACGGTAAAATCAAACTCTTCAATCAAGTTACTCGTGAACTGAATGTCGGTTTGTATGAACATCTCAAGAAGTTCTGTTCTGACCGTATGTATCCTCTCCAACTACAGGAGACCGCATACGGTCACCCAGCACAAACCAATCATATCCAACATCAGAACCTTGTAAAGTTCCAGAGTGAACTAGAGATGCCCTTTGAGTTGCGTGACTATCAGTATGATGCGGTCACTCACGGCATCGAAAAGAAACGAGCGGTTCTCCTGTCACCCACAGGCTCAGGTAAGTCATTCATCATCTATAATCTTATGCGTTGGTATATCGACAACTATGATAAACAGATTCTTATTGTTGTTCCTACAACGAGTCTGGTCGAACAGATGCACAAGGACTTTACCGACTACGGATTTGACCCTGACCTTGTTCATAAGATTTATTCTGGTAAAGACAAGACCACCGACAAACAAATCGTCATCTCAACATGGCAATCAATCTATAAGTTTTCGAAGGAATGGTTCGAGAACTTCGGTTGTGTATTTGGTGATGAGGTGCATTTGTTTAAGGCAAAGTCCCTGTCAGGTATCATGAACAAGTGTGTCAACGCAGAGTATCGGTTCGGGACAACAGGGACACTGGACGGGACAGAAACAAACAAACTGGTATTGGAGGGTCTGTTCGGGCCAACCAAGCGTGTCACTATGACACGGGATTTGCAAGAGAAAGGGACGCTTGCGAAACTAAATATATCTGTCCTGTTATTGCGGTATCACAATGATGTATGTCATATGTTGAAGGACGCAACCTATCAGGAAGAGATTGACTACATTGTTCGCAATGAGAAACGTAATAAACTAATCACCAATCTCGCACTTGACCAGACAGGTAACACTCTGGTTCTCTTTCAGTTCGTAGAGAAACACGGTAAGATTCTCTTTGATATGATGAGAGACAAGGCAGAGGAAGGTCGTAAGATTTTCTATGTGTCGGGTGAGGTAGACGCAACTGACCGCGAACAGATTCGTGGTATCGTGGAGAAACAGAAAAATGCTATCATCGTTGCATCACTTGGCACTTTTAGCACAGGCATCAACATTAGGAATCTGCATAACATTGTCTTTGCTAGTCCTAGTAAGTCTCAGGTTAAAGTCCTGCAATCAATAGGACGGGGCTTGCGTCAGTCAGATGACGGGTCGGTCACACAACTCTATGACATTGCAGACGATATGCATATCAGGTCACACAAGAACTTTACCCTACGACACAGTGCAGAAAGAATTAAGATATATACCAAAGAACAGTTTCCCCATAAGATTTACAAAGTAGACTTGAAATAATGCATGGATTATTATTTGGTGGGGTTACCCTACCAACCGCAGATGAATTCACCTTTGAACAATGGGCGGCAATGTATGGTTCATACATTGATGGTGATAATTTACACACAGCAAGGTCTGGAGGGGACGTAGGCCTATTTACAGGTGTGGAAACATATCGTAGTTTTGGTAATCATAGAATCGCAACATACCTAAGAAAAAATGGATGGGATGTTGAGTGTCTTGACTGGACTTTGTTTTTCAGTGATGATGAGTTACATCAGTATGTCGATGAGAGAATCACCGAAGAGACTGTCTTCGTTGGGTTCAGTGTAGTATTCTATACTCTTGCCACATTAAGGCTCAATCGATTTGTAAGTTACATTAAAAAGAAATATCCGTGGGTCACTATCATCTCAGGTGGTGTGAAAACATGGACGGTCACTTGTATCGAAGCAGATTATTATGTCACGGGTAATGGTGAGTATGCTATGGATGTATTACTCAAACACTGTATGGGAAGAGGGGAAGAACCTAAACATAAAGTTCTGAGTAATGGCGGTAAACTGATTGCTGCATATCATGATTATCCGTGTTATCCAAAAAGAGATGCTAATATCTCATATGAAGAACGAGACTATATCCATGCATCCGAAGTATTGAATGTAGAATTTTCACGAGGTTGTATCTTTGCATGTAAGTATTGTTCGTTTCCTCTTCTGGGTATGAAGGGTGATACTACTCGTAATGAGGACAGTCTCTACAAAGAACTATTAGAAAACTATGAAAGATGGGGAACAACCACTTACTATATTACCGATGATACAGTTAACGACTCAAAGGATAAGATGGCCTCGTTAGCAAAGTCAGTTCGTAGACTTCCTTTCCAACCACATTTCAGTGGGTATGCACGGGCAGACTTATTGATTCGTCATGGTGAAGAAACATGGAACGACATGATTGACATGGGCTTCTCTTCACACAGTTATGGTGTCGAAACTTTTAATCATAAGTCGGGTAAGGCTGTAGGTAAAGGCATGAAACCTGAAGAAATGAAAGATGGTCTATTAAAGATTCAAGATTACTTTAATGATAGGTCACATCTATTCTATTCGGGAACGATGACTATGATTGCTGGACTACCATTTGAGACATTCGAATCGTTAGAGTCAGGAAAGGAATGGTTGAACAAATATTGGGGCGGACATGTGGTTGCATACCTACCACTGATTCTGTCTCCACCAGACCACGAAGAAGTTGATGCGCTGGATACAAAGGTATATCAGAATTTCATGGATTTCGGTTACACATATAGTTATGAGAAACCCTTTATCGATGACCCTAATTTACAACAGATGGTTGAGGGTTTGACCAAGATAAAAGAAAATAATAAGAACCGTGTGAACAATGAATGGAACTTCTGGGTTCATCCGAGTGGAGACTATGACTTTATTGATATGATTGGTTGGGTAAATGAATGGACAAAGGAACGTGTATCGACGGGCAGAAACCCTGCTGGTATTTGGCAAATCAATAATGTTCATGCAGAGACTTACCAAAATCCGTCTGATGCTGCGGATTACTATAAACAAAATCCTAAGAAAATACCATATAAATCATTGATAAATAATATCAGAAGATATAAAAAGGATAAGTTATCATGCCAGAAAACGAAGTAAGACAGTTCAAACTAGCATCAGGTGAAGAAATCGTCTGTGAAGTAATTCAATGGAATAACGAAGAAGAACTAGAACTTGTCGTAAGAAAAGCTATGAAACTTGTGATGGGTGAAATGGAGACTGGTGTTCGTTACTACTCGTTTCGTCCGTGGATGGTCTATCAAGAAAATCCTGATGACCTTCTAGTCCTCAATGGCAATCATGTCATCGGTATTGCATATCCACCTGAGTCACTTATCTCACAGTATGATGAAGCCGTAGATGATATGGCAAAGATGTGGGAACAACGCAACAAGGAATATCTACAGAGTAGAGGGGACGAACCCTTCGAGAATATTGATAGTGTGAATAAGATGACCCGACAGGTATTAGAAGAAGCCAGTAAACTTGAAGAGTATGTTGAAAAAATTTCGGGTGACTCCGATGATAATATTATACAGTTTGACCCGTCCAAGAGAACTCTACATTAATGAGTGGAATGAAAAAAATTAAAGATACGCGAGAGCAGTATATCTTTACCACAACTCTTGATATTGAGAACCTTAATACAAGGATGGTGAATCGTATCGATGAACTTGGTGACCAAATGAATTATACCACTAATGTTCGGGCGTATACAACACATTCTACTTTGAGTTTTCAGTATCCTGAGTTTGCAGAGTTTTCAAAGATTGTTGAAGACTATACAAAAAAGTGTTCTATTGAGATGAATAGTGATTATGAAAATCATCTGACTAGATTAAATCATCCTTTCTGGAAGTCACTTTATGTTGACACCCAAGTATGTGGTGTGATGTGGGGTTCAAAGTATGCAAGCGGTGAAGTTGCTGTTCCACACGACCACTGGCCTGCGACATGGGCATGGGTGTATTATATCGACCCACCTGAAAACTGCCCAGGCCTATACTTTCCGACCTTAGATTATGAACAAGAAGTTGAACATGGTATGCTTCTTTTGTTTAGTGGTAATCTAATGCATGAGGTTAGGTCTCAAGAGTTTGATGGGTTTAGATATGTTGTGGCTGGTTCTTGTCTTACCAATCCGTGGATTAGTGGTATACAGGGAGTGCCACCAGAAGACGGGCCACCAGAAGAAGGTAAAGTACAATAGGGGTATTCAACCCTCCCCAAAAGGCACTTTAATTATAACACGGATTACAAGTTTTGTCAAGCACTTTTTTTAGTTGACATGAAGAGAAAATTATAGTATAATGTTTACATAATGGAGTAAATTATGAAACCAAAAGATAGACCACACTATGTCAATAACGCAGAGTTTTCTCAGGCTGTTGTTGACTATTGCACTAAAGTAAAACATGCAAGAGAAGAAGAAAAAGACTTACCAAAGGTTACGGATTACATTGCACAATGTTTTCTGAAAATCTCTGAGGGTCTGTCTCATAAGTCTAACTTTGTTCGATACACCTATCGTGAAGAGATGGTGATGGATGCTGTTGAGAACTGTCTCAAAGCAATCGAGAACTATGATATTGATAAGGCAACACGCACAGGTAAACCAAATGCGTTTGCATACTTCACACAGATTTCATGGTATGCCTTCCTACGCCGCATCGAGAAAGAAAAGAAACAACAAGATATCAAGATGAAGTATATCAACCAGTCTGGTATTGAGAACTTCCTTGACAATGAACTGGGTGA